CAGAAAACATAGAAACAGGAGAAGTTACAATGGAGTCCCCTGATTCTATATTCTTTCTCAATTAACCCCAACCCCATGAAAACCACACCAACCGATTTCCGACGCTGGCAACTGCACATCCGCAAGGCTTGCGTCAACTGCAACCGCCCCGACAAATCCGAAACCATCAAGGCTTGGTCCGTCAACTGGACCCTGCTCGGTCGCATCCTTCAAGCCAAAAACGCCTGACCATGGAATGGGTAAAATGCTTGGACCGGATGCCGAAACCTTACGAACCTGTCCTGATATTCACGACCGACCGCAATCAAGCCTACGCATGGCTGGGCGATGGCCGTTGGTACTACGAGCATCAAACGTGGTTCCTAATCGAAGTGAGCCATTGGATGCCACTACCCCCAAACCCGTTTTAACCATGGACCTAATCTCACGCACCATACTCGGATATACCGCAGAGGTTGTTGGAGTCAGCCCCGATGACATCTTGAGCGAAGTCAAGACCCAAGAACTGGTGTTGGCTCGCAGCATCTTCGCAGACATCGCCTATTCGGAATACCTCTACACCTACTGCCAAATCGGGCGAATCATCAAGAGAAACCACGCAACGGTCATGCACAACCTCGAAATCCTTGCGATAAACATGAGAGCAAGACCCGACATCAAATTCCTTCGTACACAGGTTCTCAACAGGACGAGAGATTTTTTGCAACATTAGCGAGAACCCCCTCCATCTTTGCGTGAGTGAACGCAGAGGCTACCATCCTTGACCTGTATCGCAGCGGAGAAATCCGCAAGGCTTGCCTCACGATTACGGGGGGCAATCCGCTTTGGAAGGACCTTGAACAAGAGGTCGTACTGATTCTGCTGGAGAAAGACCCCGACAAGATTACCAAGATGCAGGTCCAAGGCTACCTGCGTTTTTACATCGTTCGGCTCATCATGAACCTGTACCGGGGCAACAACAACCAGTTTGCTAAGAAGTACCGTCATCACGACGAGCGGGTCGAAGTGGACCCCGAAACCCAAGAAGAGGGCAAAGACTACGACACCCTGCTCGACGACCTTTGGGCTATTGCCCAGAGCGAAATGGACTCTTGGGCCAAGGATGGGGCCTTCCCGTACGACAAGGAACTGCTCAACCTGCTGATGCAGACGGGCAATATGAAGGCGATGAGCCGGGAAACGGGCATCCCGTACCGCTCCATCATTTACTCCATCGAACAGGCCAAGGCCAAAATCAAAACCGCAATCGAAGCCAATGGATATACTGGTATTTCCAATCCTGATTAGTGCTTTAGCGACCCTTGCGGTCGTGGAGTTCCGGGTCCTGCCCCAATGGTTCTACGCTCTGCCATTCGCCAAGCGGAAGCCGTTTTCGTGCATGACCTGCTTCGGGTTTTGGCTTGGCTTTGCCCTGACCCTGCCGACCTGCCAATGGTACTTGGCTCCTATCCTCGGACTCGCCTCATCTGCCACCGCAGTCATCATTCGGGAATGGACCTTCAAATGACCAACGAGCAATTCATCGTGGCCCAAAAGCACAGGAAGTACTGGGACCAGTATGTGGCATCGCTGACGATGCGACTGCCCCCCGATGCAGTTGGTGAACTGCAGGCCATCCTCACGGCTCATGGACGACCGCCTACAAACTGGTGGTGCGCTGACTGCGTAAAATCGGCTCTACAATACATTTACCTTCAAGCGGACTTGTTTGCCGAAGCCAACCAAAACACCATAAACCACTCCCTGAATGCCCCTACCAATCCCGAAGGATAACGAAAGCAGAGAAGGCTTTATCGGTCGCTGCATGAGCAATAACCAAGCCAATGCGGAATTCCCCGATACGGCTCAAAGATTAGCCGTTTGCGGCTCAACGTGGGAGAATCACAAGAGGCAGCAGTTCGAGTCATACTCCGATTACGGCCAAGAGATTCGGGCAAATGCAAAGAGGGGGATTGAACTGAACGAACGCAACGGGAACAAGTGTGCCACGCAGACGGGCAAGGTCAGGGCAGCCACTTTGTCCAAGGGCGAACCCATCTCGGTTGAAACCATCAAGCGGATGCACTCCTACCTGTCCCGTGCTGAAACCTACTACGACAACGCAGACGATACCTCGGACTGCGGTTACATCTCCTACCTCCTGTGGGGCGGTAAGTCTGCTTTATCATGGAGCAGGAATAAACTCCGGGAACTTGGCGAACTCGAAGGCTAAAGACGAAGACGAAGCCCAAGTGCAGGCTCGGATGGACTCCCTGATGATGGTCATCACCACCCTCTGCGACTGCATCGGAGCGGTGGACGATTCTAACTCACCGAATGCATTTGCCGTGAAGATGAAGATAGTGGACAAGATTGACGAACTTATAGACAAAATCGAATACTGATGCAACGAGTACCCATAGGCACAATCAAGAACAACCCGAACAACCCAAGGGTTATCAAGGACGACAAGTTCAAGAAACTTGTGCAGTCCATCAAAGACCTGCCCGAAATGGCCGAGGTTCGCCCCGTTGTGGTCAATACTGATATGGTCGTGCTTGGGGGTAACATGAGGCTCAAAGCCATGCGTGAGGCTGGATGGAAGGACGTGCCGATTCAAGTCGTGGATTGGGACGAGGACAAGCAAAGGCAGTTTATCATCAAGGACAACGTAAGCGGAGGGGAGTGGGACTGGGAAATGCTGGCGAACCAATGGGACGAGTTAGAACTGCAAGAGTGGGGACTTGACGTTTGGAAAGCCCCAGCGGAGATTGATTATTCAGACAAAAATGAGGAAATTGATGTAGACAACTTAGATGCTACAATGACTTTAAAACTGAATTTTAACGAGGACGAATACTGGCAAGTAAAAAAACAGTTAGCGCAAATAGCGTCAACTCCCGAACAAGCCTTAATGAAATTACTTGGCAATGAGTAAACATAGATTTTTGTATAAATGGAATTTATCCGACGGCTATCCCGAAAGCAATCGACTGAAAGTGTTTGGCACGTTTATTTGTGGAGGTGGCTCAACAATGGGATATAAATTAGCAGGATTTGAACATTTAGGTGGTGTTGAAATTGACCCTGAAGTTGCGGATGTTTACAAAACAAACCACAATCCAAAATATTTATTTGTTGAGGATATACGAGATTTTGCAAATAGATTAGAATTTCCTAAAGATTTATATGACCTTGATATTTTAGACGGCTCACCGCCTTGCAGTTCGTTTAGCATGGCTGGCAATCGAGAAAAAGATTGGGGTAAAACAAAAGTATTTAGGGAGGGACAAGCAGAACAACGGCTTGATGATTTATTTTTTGATTATATACGATTGGCTAAAAAGTTGCAGCCAAAGGTTGTTATTGCTGAAAATGTAAAAGGTTTAATTCAAGGCAATGCAAAAGCATACGTCCACAGGATTAAAAAAGAATTTGAAGTAGCCGGGTACAAAGTGCAGTTATTTTTATTAAATGCTGCAAGTATGGGAGTGCCTCAAAAACGTGAACGAGTATTTTTTATTTGTCAAAGAAATGATTTAAATTTTCCTAAATTACAATTAAGGTTTAATGAGGATGCAATACCATTTGGAAAAGTTGTTGAAGATGTTGAATATAATAATTTAACAAAAAACGAGCAATATTTATGGAATAATAAGATATATGGTGATGGCGATTTTGGGGTTATTAATGTAAGATTAGGGAATAAACAAAATTCATTTACGACTAAATTATTGTATAAGGACAAAGTTTGTAATACTGTAACCGCAGGAGACAATAATATATTATTTGATATTCCAAGAAAAACAACAAAAAATGAAGTTTGTCAAATAGGAACATACCCCCTTGATTACAACTTTAAAAAGATTGAACCAAAATATCTAATTGGCATGTCAGTTCCGCCTGTAATGACTGCACAGGTTGCGGCTGAAATATACAATCAATGGCTAAAAACAGTCATATAACAGCCGTGAGTAACCCAATACCAAACAACAAGCCATTTAAAAAAGGGCAGTCAGGCAACCCCAATGGTCGTCCACGCAAGTACGTCAGCATGTTGGTTGACCAAGGGTACAAGCGGTCCGAAATCAACGACACCATCCAAAATATGATGGCGATGACCTTAGAGGAAGTCAAGGCGGTTTGGGACAACCCAACGGCAACAGTCCTCGAAAAGACCATCGCCTCGGCCATCCGCAAGTCCATTGAAAAGGGAACGCTCTACTCCATGGAAACCCTGCTCTCACGGGTCTACGGTCAACCAAAGCAGGAGGTCGCTGCAACCATATCGCCTCAACCAATTTGGCAGGGCGTAAAACTACAAGTTGACACCAACCACAACGGCAATCAAGATTGATGGATTCCGCAAGAGAATCCGAATAGTCCAAGGAGGTTCATCGGCAGGCAAGACCTTTGCCATCCTGTCCTTGCTTTATTCCTATGCAGCCAACCCCGAATGCGGTCCGCTTGAAATATCCGTAGTTTCCGAATCCATCCCCCACCTTCGCAGGGGTGCGCTCAAGGACTTCCTCAAGATGCTCAACATGACAGGGCTTTACCAAGAGGAACTTTACAACCGAACCCTGCTCCGATACGACTTCCCGCATGGCTCCTACATCGAGTTCTTTTCCGCTGACCAAAGCGACAAGATGCGAGGGGCAAGGAGGGACGTGCTATTCATGAACGAGGCGAACAACATCACATGGGAAGCCTATCACCAACTGGCTATCAGGACAAGGAACGCTATCTACATCGACTACAATCCAGTCCGAGAGTTTTGGGCGCATACCGAATTGATGAATGACCCCGATGCCGAGTTCCTGCTCGTTACCTACAAGGACAACCAAGCCCTTGACCCTGCCATCATCCGAGAGATTGAGAAAGCCAAGACCAAAGCCGAAACGTCAGCCTATTGGGCGAACTGGTGGAAGGTGTACGGCCTCGGTCAAGTCGGGACGTTACAGGGTGCGATATACGAGGACTTCGAGGTCGTGGAGGGTATAGATGTCAGCCGTGCGAAATTCGTCGCCCTTGGGCTTGACTGGGGCTTTAGCAACGACCCAACCGCACTCGTAGCAATATACCGCCAAGGGGACTGCCTGCTGATTCAGGAACTGCTCTACTCCACGGGCCTCACGAACCAAGACATCGCAGACAAACTGCGGTCGCTGGGCATCACAAGGGCTTGGGAAATCGTGGCGGATTCAGCAGAACCGAAGTCCATCGAGGAAATCTATCGGTTAGGTTTCAATATCAAGCCGGCGGAAAAGGGCCCCGACTCGGTTCGGAACGGCATCGACATCCTGAAACGCTTTAAATTGCAGGTTACCAAGGATAGCACAAACCTGATTAAAGAACTGCGCTCCTACACTTGGGCGACGGACAAAGAAGGGAAGAACACGGGGGTTCCGATTGATTCCTTCAACCACGCCTGCGATGCGATGCGCTATGTGGCACTCAACAAGTTAAGGGTCAGTAACTCGGGCAAGTATGTTGTTGTTTAACTTTGCCCCATGAACCCCGAACGCATCCTTGACCTGCTAATTGAAATCGGGAAGACGATTGCAGCCGTTTTCTTCATCCTCACCCTTCTAACCCTCCTTTGGACCTTATGAAAGTCGTCCACTACTACCACATCTACTGCGGAGGCAATTGGCAGTTGATCCTGAATCAACACATGATGGCCGTGTGCAATTACGGCCTCATCAATGTCTTGGACGAAATCCGTGTAGGCATCGTCGGTCCACCC